TGGGGCTGTAGCTTTCCGGGCCTATTGCTGGGCCGTCGCCCGGCTGCTCACCTTCAATGCCCGCCAATGGGGCAAGGTATTGGAAGGCCTTCCGAGCGGCCATCAGCGTGGCAAGAAGGGGCTCAGATGCAATATCCGCCGGGGTCAACTCGATTGCTGCATCAATCAGGGTTTCGATGTGACGGAACTGCGTGTGAGGGCAGAGCAGGGGCCGGGCGCTCATGCTGGCACCCCATGGCAAAGGTGACGTGTCCGCCCATAGGCAGCTTGGCTGTGCGCCTTGGCCTCCTCCATTTGACCGTCTGCAAGCGCGTAAACCAAATTGTTCAAGGTATCAATGCGCTGAGCCATGCCGCGGTAAAGCCAGTTCTGCGCTTCATCGGCCCGCTCTGCCAGCATGGTGGCAATTTCCCCGATTTCGGCGGACGCCTCGGCCATGAAGGTGATCACTGGTTGAGGCAGCTCACCAAGATGAGGGTCTGATTGCTCGCTGTTGACAGGTGCCAGCGCACGCTCCATCAGCACTTCGACGGCGCCATGTAGGGCATTGCCATCGTCTGCCACTTGTTCTTGAAGGGTGCGGATGTTTTCGAGTAAGGCTGGGTGGTCGATGTCGCCTGCGCCCTCGAGCACAAGCTTGATGGCCGACATGATCAGGTCATGCAGCCGCGCCCGGTCGCGGGCTTGTTTCAGGATGAGCGGCGCGACCTTGAGGACCAGTGCCGGGGTTGGCAGGGATGCAGCCTCACGGCGGGCATTGACGAACAAGCCAGAGTTGAGGTGGTCGGATGTGACCAGGCGAAGGGAAGGGGAGGCAGTGAGCCCAATTGCGGATTGGGCAGGGGCGCTTTGGCCCTGGGTGTGGGATGTCATGGCAATGCTCCTGGTAGCGGTTAAAAACCCACCACCCCCAACGCCAATTGAGGGTGGCAGACCGTGCAAGGTTGGCGTACCGGACCAGGGCCGGCAGGGGTTGCCCCCTCCCTACACGGCCCGCCATAAAACGGAGCCATGCACGCGCAGCATCACGGACGTGAAAAAGCCGCTACCAAAACATTGGGCGCGGCTTGCTGCGCCTGGTTCGGGACGCCAATCCCGATCCCTGATGAGCAGGGACGGACGAAGAGTAGCGCAGGACTGGCGCGGGTGTCAACAGGTCGATGCGTAGAACGCAACCCTTCCGCATTTCAAATGCGATGGGGATTGCCGATGGCGTCAACGGGTCGCTGCATCGAACGTGAACGCAAATCTGCGCTGACGTTCAACGGCCCCAGTTTTGGGGCGGTTGCTTGTCGGCTCAATTTTGAGCCCACGAGATTGAAACTGCGGAAATTCCCGCAGTTCGCACTGGCTGAACGTCTTCCAAGGCTGCCAGGCGGTCGGCACTTGATCCAATTTTGGATTGAGTGAACGGTATTGGCTTGCGGAGGCCGTCTCGGCAAAAGTGCGGAGACGGTCCATAGGAGCTTGGTCGAGCGCGTCGCCTGCCTGAGTTTTCGGGCGGGCGCAACCAACGCAAAATTGCCTGCGTTGCTGGGGGTGTCCGCAACTTTGCGGCGACCCCCTCAAAAGTGAGGCCGTTGGCGGCGCCCCCAATTTTGGGGCCGTTGCCCTGCGCCCCCGTTTTTGGACTGTAGATGGGGTGTCCTCAGTTTCGAGGAGACGGTAGACCTCGACGGCTTGGCCGCATTTGAAATGCGCGCAAGCCCTGTGCGAACTGCACAGATTTGTGTAGTTCGCACAGGGCTTGGTCAGATTTGGAATCCGAGCAGGCCATCACCAAGGATGTGCTGGACTTCAAGCAGCCACCCGGATCTGAAAGAGGGGTGCGCATTTCAAGTGCGACCCTTGCACGACGGAGGGGGCACATATCTGTGCCGGCGCCTCACGCTCGGGGATCCCGCCGCAAAATTGCGGGCGCCGCCAACGGGCTCACTTTTGAGTCGGTTGGCAACCAATCCAGTTTTGGAGGCGTTGATGGGGTCTGCTCAACTTCAAGCTGACCCCTGGATCTGTAGGTGAGGGTCAGATTTGAAATCCGACCCTTGGCAACGGAGGGGTGTGCGAATTTGCACAGGCCCCTTCCAATGCTCAAGACGGCTTGCGCTGGCACTCGCCGAATGGGTAGGCCAGGGCTGGCAGCAGGTCGGCCAGCACATCGTCCATGACCTCATCTTGATCACCTTCGTGGAAGGCTACGTCTGAGATGTGCTCGCGGCACGTGGCCAGCACCTCGAAGGCGTCAAGTTCGAAGCCATACCCGGCCACGATCACATCCAGGCACACGCCGCCGTGGTGCTTGACCAGTGCGGTGCTGCGAACCTGAAAGCCGCCCCAGTGCCCATCATCCTCAAGGTCAGACGTCACGACTTCGAAGCCCACGCACTTCGCGGCCTGCGCCAGCCTGGTGGGCATGTTGTTGGGGTCGAAAGGCTGGGCCCAGTCCATGGCCTTGAGGCGGTCCAGCAGTTCCCCTCTGGTGAGGTGCTGTACCTTCGGCTTTGGCGCGGTCTTTGCCTTGGGCACGGTCGGTGCCGCACAGGTCGGCCGGTCACCACGCAATGGCGCGGGCAGGCCTTCGCGCCGATATCGCGCAAGCCTGGCCATTGATGCGGGCACGTCGACCATGTCGCCATCCATGATCACGCGCCCGGCCTCTTTCCATTTTGTGATGCTCTTGCGGCTCACTTCGCACATGCGGGCGAAGGCGGCTTGTGTTACCCGGCTGGGTTGTTCTGTCGTTGGTTTGGTCATGTCGTGTTACCTGTTACCTCGTGGGTGTTACCCAAACTCAAAAGTTCATAGCTGGGGAAACATCGCGGTGCGCAATGACCCGCGTTCATTTAGGCCCAGGGAGGACCCGCGCATTTTCTTAACGCATCGCGTTATGCCCCGCATTCGGCACCCGTTTGGTGCATCCCTGCATTGGTCATGGGTTGGGGTCCACCACGCCGCGCTTGTCCACGGAGCGTGGGGCGCTTCCCTAAGCGGTGGCGGGTTGGCCTCTGGTGGTGGCAGCGTTCACAAGGGCGGGCTTGTTGGCGAACCTGCGCCGCCGGATGTGTGCGTGTGGTTGTGCAGGCTCTTGCCGTTGGCCGTCACATCGCCGTCCACGGTCACAGGGCCGGTCAGGTGAGCGGGGCCAGCGCCAGCGCTTGTGCCAGATGTCACAGGGCCATCCAAGACAATGGCGCCGGTCAATGTGATGACTGCCGCCTCCATGGCAATGCTCGGGGCGTTGTTGATCGTGATGGGCAGGCCGCCGCCATCGATCCTGATGCCCGATGCACTGAGGTAGACCGACTGGCCCTTGTCGTCGCTGATGGCCACCTCGCCAGTGCCCAGACCCTTCATGCGATAGGTCTGGTTGTTGGTGGCGACGATCGTGCCCTTGGAGCGGTCGCCGCTCATGAACAGCACCACCGCGTCGGTCCCATGGGGTGGGTTGCTCTGGAAACCATACTCGGCCAATCGGGGCACGCCGTCCATGGTCTGCAATGGATGGAAGCGAAGTTGCATGGCCTGCACGGCGCCGGAGTCGTCTGTGGTGGTGGTGCGTGCTGCGGCGATGACGTTCTGAATGCGCAGCCACAGGCGCTCGATGTGTTGGTTCATCATGGGGTGGTGTCCTTGGGAAGGGGTTTGACGTCTGGGAATGAGTTGATGACGACCGGCGGAAGGGCGAAGGCTTCTGGCGGCATCAGCAGCAAGTCGGCGTGTGTGCCGGACTCATCGAGCCGGTAGGTCACCTCGCTGATGAGCCATTGCTTGGGGGACAGGGCCATCAAGGCCGCAGACTTCACCGGGGCCAAAGTGTTGGGGGCGTACAGGCCGCCTGCGGAGTCCCGCCATGAGTCCGTGGTGATGCTCAAGCGCTGGGAGCGGCCATATCGGCGGTTGCGCTCCCAGTCGGCGCGCTGCTGGTGGTACAGCAGGTCAGAGCCCGAGCTTTCTGCGGTGACGAACAGGTTGCGATAGCGTGGGACGCGTTCATCAAGGGCGGTGGCCACCAGGAAATTCAGGTCGCCGATGTCCTGGTAGACGTTCGTGCTTTGACTGAATAGGCCGATTGCGCTATAGCGCAGGCTCATGGAATAGTCCGACATGCCTCGCTCGATGTTCACGCCTTCCTCGAAGCCGCTGGCGGCCTTCAGGCTGGTGGTTGCGCGGCTAAGGTACAGGCTGCCATCGGGCAATTCGTAGGCCAGCAACCCACGGTACCGACACATGAACTCGATCACCGCATAGGCCGGCTCTCCATAGGTGATCATGAATGTGGGGATGGGCGGCCCAGCATCTTGCAAGGGGGCGACGTTGACCGTGATGCCGTAGGGTTCAGCCAGTTTTTGAGCCACCGCCAGCACTGTCGAATTGCTGATTTGCCCACCGGGCCAAACCGCTGAGCAATCGACCAGGTCTTGACATTTGCCACGGCCCGCCACGGTGATGGTGTGCCCATTGACATCAAAGACAGGGCTGATGCGGTCAACATAGCCAGTCAGGATCAGATCTTTGCCAAGCAGGATCTGACATTTGTCGCCCGGACGGACATCGGTGCGCAACAGCTCGCCCTCCAGGCTTGGATAGCGCTCGGTCATCGTCAGCTCGAAGTCGTTTGGGCAGCGCTCAATGCCACGCGTGATCCGCATGGTTGACCAGCCCGCGAGCGTTTTGGCTTTTTCCGAATCGCGGGCCGTTACTTTCAAGCGCACTTCATCGGGATCAATGTCGGGCGTGACCGTGACGTCAGGCAGCTGCACATCTGTGACCGCCGGGGTTCCGAAATAGTCGCTCATCGCCCACCCCCTAAGCCGTCCATTGAGTTGAAGACGCGGGTCTGCACAGTGGCGCCTGAGGGCGCGCTGGCCGTGGCCGATACGCCAGCCGGGGCGTTTTTGAAGTGAACTTCCACCTTGACCGTCTGGGGCTCCGATGGCTTGCTTGCCTGATTTGCTGGTGTGACACCCATGCGTGCCAACTCCCTGCCTACTGCTGCACGGTCGTCCGGGTCGGCGGCCTTGGCGTATTCATCCTGCAATGTGCGAATCGCATCAGGATTCTTCACTCGTGGCGGCACGAACCACTGGGCAGGCGTTTCGCCCTGCTTGTAATTGCCTCCCTCTACGACCTTGCCGCTGAACTTGCGCCGATTTGGGGGCTCCAGGGAATTGACCTTGGGGTTGCGGATGGTGTCCACATCGCGCTGCAAATCTTTGGCCGTAAGATCCATTGCCTTGTTGGCATTCGGCGTGTACCGATCGATCAGCGCACCCACTGCGCCTTGGCCAGCGCCCAGCATGCCGCGAAAAGACTTGGTCAGGCTCTCGGCCTGCTCAAGCGATTTGGCATCTCGCACCAGGCCGGCCTTCTTCGCGGCTTCCTGCAACTGGTTCAGCCTTGCCGGGCCGTCGCGCAGGATGGGCGCGATATCCGGCACGCCGAACATGTTGCTCACCACGTTTTGGGCTTGGGGGTCGTTCTGCTGCGCCATCAGGCGGGACACGTCCGTGAGCATGCCCATGGTATCGATGCGGCCGTCGGACAGGTACTTGAATGCCATGCCCTTGGCCCGCATGAAATCGAGCAGATCGCGGTTGCGACCATACCGGGCGTTTTGCAGGTTGGCGGCCAGGGCTGACAAGTCGGCTTCGGCGCTGTTGGGGTCCAGGTTGCTCAAGGAGGCGGCACCCTTCACACCTTGCAATCCTTCAGGGCTGATGCCAATCGTCCGGGCGTTTTTGATGACGTTGGAGCCTTGGCCCATGAAGTCGCCGATTACTTTGGCGGCCCCAATGCCGGTGCCCACGGCCAGGATGTCGCGCAAAGGTGCGAAGTCGCGGCCCAGTTCGCGGCCGGTGCGGCCAACCTTGGCCAGGCCTGCGTTTATGCGGTCCAGGCCCATGTCTTTTTTGAGGTCGCCAAAGGCCTTGCTCACAGACTTCGCCGGGGCCGTCAGGCCAGCAAACTGCTTGCGGATGCCCGTAATGACCTTGGTCGCCTTGTCCTGGGCCGAGATCGTGATTTCGAAGTTATTCGACATTGCTCTTCATCCTTTCGTACTGTTCAGACCACCAAGTCAGTTCTGAGCCGGTCAGGCCCCAAACGTCACTTGGTCCCCATCCGTAGGCGAAGGCGCATTCAGCAGCGAGGTGGCCAAGGCCCTGGGGGTAGCGCTGCTGAATTGGAGAAAAAAACTCTGGCAGTCTCCCAAGTCACGCTGCGACAGTGACTCGACAACCTGCATTGGCACTGCGGCCGTTTGGTGGATCAGTGACATCAGCGTTCCAATGTCGTCCTCAATGAGCAAGGCCTTGCGCAGCTGGCCCGCCGTCGGTTCTTTGAGGTTGAGGGTGTCGTAGACCACGGCGTTCTCGGCGCGGCCGATTCTGATCGGCTTGAGCAGCGTGATGGTCTTCTCGTCGGAGATGATGATTTCGTTGGTCATGGCTTTTCCTTGATTGAGATGGTGATTAGCGAACTTCGGCCGACACCAGCCCGATGCGGGCGTCGGGCTGGTTGAAGTGGACTTGGCCGGGCTGCCAGGCGGCTTGTGTGATGCGGACAACCGGATCGGCTTGGACGATGGCGGGCGCCACGGGTTGAGGCTTCTTGATGGGGGCGCCTTGCAGATCGATGCCTGCATCTGCCAATTTCTTGGACAGGCCTTGGAAAACTGGCTGCCAGCGATCCCAGCGAGAGATGTGCTCGCCCGTTCGGAACCAGGTGCCGTCGCCTTGCTGAACGGGAATCTCCAACTGGTTGCGGATCACCGAGCGCACGAACTCGCGCTTGCTGGAGCTTTGGTTGAGCAGATGGCCCAGGGCATCACGAGCGGCCGCAGTGCCGTCAAGCAGTGCCACCGCGTCAAGCAGCGCATCGGCCGCAGTGCGGAAACCTTGCAAGGCCTGCTGGTAGGCGCTTTCGGCTTCGGTGGCAGCGGCCTCGATCTGGGCACGTTGAAGCTTGGCCAGCTCGGCGCGGGCATCCTGGATTTGCTGGTCGAGCAGCACCAGGGCAGCGCGCGCGGCTTCGGCCGTTGCTAGTGCTTCGGCGTGGCGCTTTTCGGCTGCGCTGATCGCTTTGTCGAGATGCGCGGTGTTGGCCTGCTCCTGGCGAACAAACGCAGCGCCCATGGCGTCGGTGCGCTGTTGCTTGAGTGTGGCGATCTCGGCGGTGTGTTGTTCGCCCTGGCTCGATGCGTCGATTGCGCGCTGGTGATCAGCATAGAGTTTTTGCAGGGCGGTTTGCTTGGCCTCGACGGCGGCTTGATGGGTCTTCAAGGATGCTGCTATGTTCATAAATGCTTTCGTGTTGCGTGGGGTGGATCAGGTGGGGTCAGCGGCGGACATGGCGGCGGACATCTGTTTGACGTAGATGTCGTAAGCACGGCCAGCCAGTTGCAGCGCGGACAGCGTCCAACTCACGTCATAGGTCATGGCGTTGGCATTGAACTCGCCGCTCAGGTAGGCGCCGCCCAGCGCATCGGCCGAAGTGGCGTCCACGTCGTCAGCCAGCACGGCCAGAACCGTCTGGCTGCCGTCGCTGGCGCCGGCCAGGGACTTGATGTACTTGCCGGAGGCAGTCACGCGGCCGATCAGGGTGCCGCGCTTGAGCACGCCTTGGCCCGACAGCACGGTGATGTTGTGCGTGACGGGTTGGAACGGGCCCGCGATCAGTTGATCGGGAACGAAGATGTTGGCGACGCCGCCGGGGGCGGATGAGTTGTTGCCGATGGTTGTGGGTGTAAGTGCCATGTGATTCCTTTGGTTGGCGGCTGAGGCCTGGCGCTTAAGCGTCAGGTTGTTGGGAAGGGAGGGGGCGAGGGAATGGGCGGCTTGCAGCCGCTTCGATCTGCTCGACCATTGCTTGCAGCTGGAGGCCTGCAGAAATGGCAGCAGGTACAGGTGCGGGCGGGGGCGCGTTGAAGCGTTTGGCCTTCTCTGCTTCGGCGCTGTCCAGCTTTGCGGCTTCGAGGCTGTCGATGGCCAGCTCGACGCTCATGTCGGTCTTGAAAGCCAACACGCTGGCGAACCGAATGGAGCCGACTTTCAGGCCGTGGGCACAGATGGTTTTCATGCGCTCACGCTCGGCCAAGACAGCGGCCTCGGTTGTGCGAGCCTTCGCTGGACCTGACATCGGCTGAGTTTTCAGCCAATCTGCGGCCCCGGTTGTGCGGGCCTTCGCTTGCGGCTTCGCTGCAATGGACGTCGCAGCCTTTGCGGCCGGTGCTGGCTTTCGCGGCAGCACTGCCTTGGCGGCGGCCTTCACTTGGACGCCCAACAAGTGGGCATAAGGCAGAACTCTGTTCATTGGGTTTTCCTTTGGTCGGGTGCGCTGTTGCGCGGGGTGGTGGGTCTTGGTGCGCGTGAAGGCCATGCGCGCAGGGCCTGCGCGATGCGCTGGATGCGGCGCGGCCGGGGTTCATCGCTGTTCACCAGCCATCAGGGAATAGGGCTCAACTCGGGTGATACGGTCGTCGCAAAAACGCAGACTGGCGTCATCGAACCAGTACGCCAATCGGCCCTCATAGGCGGCATTGCGCTGCTTCTCAACGCTGACAACGTGATCGGGTTCGTCTTTGGTCTTGAGATCCAGCGGGTTCTTTTCGAGTCGGATTTGCTTGTCGCGGTTGGCCCAGACGATCACGACATTGCTGCACTGGTCGCTGATGGCGGCGCTGCCCCTGATGTCATATTTCGACGGAGGGCCAGCTTCGGCAGTGCCCGATGGTTTGCGGCAGTGAGCCACCAAGAAGATGTGCAGGCCCGTTTCCTGGGCAACGCGGCACAGGGCGGTGATGAAGTTCTTTTGGCGGTCCAGCGCTTCTTCACCAATGCCATCGACCATCAGCAGGGAGTCGAGGATGACTTGGTTACCGTGAAGCTCCTGGCGGAAGTAGCGCATCAGAGCCAAGGCCGACTCGACATCAATCCGGCCAACGTGATCGAAGAGATACAGGCGTTCATCGGTCCAAGCGTGAAACTGTTCGATTTCCCGAATTGATGGCGTTGCCTTGGCGCAGGCCTGGCGGGTCATCCGAGCCAGCGTGACGGCTGGGTACATCTCCAGGCTGACGATCAAGGTTCGCTGGCCCTGCACACCAAGGTTCAGCGCGCACTGGCCGAGGAACATACTTTTGCCTTCGCCGTTGCGACCGACCACGGCCGTGATTTCGCCCGGGCGCGCTTCGAGCAGGCCGTGGGCCTTGCCAAAGAACAGGCTGGGATGGCGCTTGTCCGCAGGACGCGGCGCAAACTCGGCCTTGACCAGCGACAGGAAGTCGCTCGCCGGTTTGACCTTGGCCTGAAGCGGCGACTCGCGGCGGTACTCGCTCAGGTCGATGGTGTCGGGGATCAGTTGCATGTGATGGTCTCCGTGAAGAAGTCGCCCGCGTTCTTGCGGTGCCACAGCACCGGCTTGGGCAGGAGGCAGCAGACGTAGGACACCTGCTTGCGCTCGATGTCGATCAAGCCCAGCAGCGTGGTGTTGAAGGGGTCGTACAGATGGTTGATGGCGTCTTGGGCATCAACGCCGGGTTCCAGAACAATGTGGATTTCGAGACCAACGGCCCAAGACCAGTCGTAGGATTTGCCGCTCTCTGCGAACACGTGATGGGCATCCCAAGGGGTAGGGCCTACGAAGCTCACCAAGATGCCGTCAGCGGGCTTCAGGCCTTGCTGGCGAGCCTTTGCGATGGGCCATGCGCCTTGAGGAAGGGGAAGGTTGGCGCTCATCGGGCACCGTCCCATGGCGCTGCATTGGCAGCAGGCGGGGCACCACGGCCAGACCGTACGCCGGCCCAGTCTTGACGGATGGCCTCCATGAAGGCGGCATCCCAATCGAAATAGGCATAGCCGTTGGCTGCCACCTTGGCTTTGAAGGATTCGAGGTGAACGTCCAGGCGGGCAAAGCCTTTGGTTGCAGCCCAGGCTGCCACTGCGTCGCTGACAGCGAAGGCGACTGGAATGCCGGTCTTGGCTGGCTTGGACGCCTTGCGAGGTTTGGAAGCAGAGGGAGGGGTAGGGGGTTTGGGAGAAGCCCCTTCCCTTTGTTCTTGCTCTTGTTCTTGTTCTTGTTCTTGGCTTGATAGGGCCTCGGAAGGGGCTATCAAGGGGCTTGCCGATTCGCGCCCAGATTCCATGCAAAACGCATTGCCGTAACGAGCGAAGAATGCAGGCAGGAAGCGGCTTTCGGGCAGGGCGTCATATTCGCGCTGCACACCTTTGGCTTGGTTGTCCGAGCTCTTGAGACGCTTGGCAATCTGGGTTTCGGCCATGTCGAACACCCAAACCATTTGAGCGTCATCGTCATAGTCACAAAAGCCCACTTCAATGAGGCTTTGAAGGGCCTTGCAAGCCCCTTCAAAGGTCAAGCCCGTTTCAACAGGGATGAAGGCCTTGGGCAGGTAGTACAAGCCCAACATGTTGGACATCGGG